CAAAATGCTGGACTAGAAGCGGCTATCAGAAGAAATATGGCGGCTAGTATTGCTTCTACTTTAGAAGCGGCTTTATTAAAAGGAGATGCGGATGTATCTAATGCTCCACAGTCAATCTTTTTAGATGCGGCTACTCAATCAGTAGCGGGAGCTGCTCCAACAGCGGGAGAAATCTTAAATATGGAAAGCACATTAATAAACAATAATGTGAATTTATTAGGAGCAAGAATGGCATGGATATTAGATGGAGGAGCTTTAGCTGAGGTTAAAACTTTAGCACAGGTTGCAAGTGTTTCTCCTATTTGGGATAATGCTGATAAAATGTTGGCTGGATATTTTGCCTTAGTTTCTTCAAATAATGGATACTATGCGGCTGGAACTGGAACTAACTA